CATACCCTGAGCTAATCTATTCTCCCTAGTAGCTGAAACTGGGATATAAACCCTAGTAGTAGCTCCTGCTGAATATGATCGCTCAGCGTCACCGTCAACGTAATCTACATTGGTGATCGAGGTAGCCGAAGCCACTGTACCGACGAACTCGTTATAAGTGCCGTCTACTCGGACTTCTTCCCCAGCGGCGTTAGTGGTAGCTTCATCAATGGCGAAAACAATGCCCGTAGCCGTAGGCCAGCCTGTAGTAGAGGCTACGGTAATAGATGTACTTACACCTGAAGTGTACCCTGGGCTAGATAGGGTGGTGGCGGTTCCTGGGCTGCCCACCTCAAGGAACTTGTCGCTAGCAGAGGCGGCCACTAGACTACCCCCCCTTCAGTAAAGTTCAGTCTAGCGAACTTTCCGTGTAGCTCTTTTGCCTTTTTATCGTATGCCAGTGCGGCCTCCTTTTCATCTATAAATAACCCAAGATAATAAGTTCTACCTCTGAATGAAATCTGTGCGGCAAACTTTTTCCCGTTACTGTGAAGGTAAATGCCTTTATATTCATTGCTTCGTTTACCTCTTGCGTTAAGCGTGTTCTGGTGGTGGGTACAGTGTCGCAGATTGTCTTTTCGATTGTCTAAGGGGTTACCATTCTTGTGGTCGATCTCGAACCCTGTCTTATCGCCTAATATATACCTGTGCATACCAACAGTCCCTGAACGATTAGGGGTAGTCTTTGCGTAACCGTCAACGAGTACCCACTTGTGCTTATCCAAGTAAGCGTATTCTCTGTCCACAATAGCATAGCCATCTTTCGCCTCTACACCCAACGGGATAAGGGCATCATTTTTTCTAAGGATAGCTTTACGAGGTTCGTAAATAGTAGTAAATACTTTCCCATGTCGATACACCTGCTTGTAATGCCTTACACAAAGCCCATTACCATGACAACGAGTTTCGCAATCTTCGACTTTGCAGTAGTTTATTTGTTTAGGCATTTTATTCTCCTTTCCTATTATATCTTATTGCTAGTGATTTATCATTATTCATAAAAGTATACTTCACGTCTTTAATACCAAATCGTCAAGCGACTGGCCCTTAGTCCGTACAGCACTCAAAATATAGTCAGTCCCCGAAGTATCGGCGGTAACTTCCCAGCTTAACTCGGCTAGGAGTCCTTTGGGTTTTATCTCTAAAATAGCCACACTCTTACCATAGGTTTCTATTGAGCCTGGGTCTTCGCCGTACTGATGTCCACCTATGAAGTTATCTCCGCCAAGTTCTGAATATGTCCACTGGCCGATTCCTGTAAAAGTTGTGCTGGTAACAAATGTGTCTGAACCAGCCGAAGCCTGTACACCTCGCCGAGAGAGTCCCACAGCGTTGACGTTTATTTCCCCTGATGGGTTTAGAAACTTGAAGTATTGTCGTCTAATCTTCCCTAGTGTGATACCGTCCTCGTCCCACACTAGGGTTTCGTAAGCTATTCTGCTACTCCAAGCTGTCCCATCGTCTTGATGAGTAGTAGCCCCTGCTCGTGTGAACTCTAAGATTACATTGTTCACCAAAGCGCAGAAGTGGGTAGCTCCATCGTTATCTTCGTATAGCCATAGGTCTTTAGCTGGCACAAGCCATCTCAATACCCACAGGTTTTTACGAGAGAGGTCGATGTACCAAATCTCGTTATTCTCAGTTGAGCCTACTGGTAGGGCAAAATATAATTTATCTTTATTCGCAAGACCCACAGCTTTGTCTAAGTACATCGTAGATATTTTGTCTACGTCTGGCTCAATGACTTGAGAAACGGTGTTGGTCGTTAGAATATTCAAAATATTCTGGGAGGTTCCGGTACTCTTAAAATCCTCTCCAGTCGGATACCACAGTGAGTCCCGTTCTTTGATAGTAGCTCTGGGGGCGTAAGTTCCAGCTTGTCCGTTGGCTTCGTAAACATCCGCATAAATAATAGCTTGGTCGCCTACAGTTAAGGTCGAAAAAGTAACATGATAAAGTTTGCCTTTTCCCGCCGCTCCACGAGCTGAAACTGTAATAACCGGATCGCCTTTACCATCTCTAAACCCTGATACAAAGTTTAGCTCCGTGTCTCCGTCCTCATCTATCGTCACATACCCACCACCGTTGTAAGGTGAGAAATCGCCTGTTCCTGGAGCCGAATAATATAGTTTATTTTCGTTGTCTATGCCGAATATCTGAGAGTTCTTAGTATCGACATACATCCAGCGGAATACCGCCCCTTCGGTAGAGTTGCCTTCAGGGGCTAGTTTGAAAGGATTAGTAGCTAGAGTGCCATAATCTATAAAGGTCAGGTTTCCGTTACCAGCTACCGTGTAAAGCTCGTTTAGGGTATCGCTAGAGTCTCCGTAGTAGTAGGTGTAGCTTGTAGCCCCTGTAACGGCTGCTGTTAAAGTAACAGTTATATAGTCGGTGTTTTCAATCCACGCATCTCTAACTTTTCCCGAAGTCACCGAACCCGCTACGGAAGCGATAGACTCACCCACTTCGTTGTTAGCCGACACCCTGTAATAATGAGTAAACGCCGTACCAGTCATACCAGTTTTGGCTACTGAGGTTATGGCGGGAGTTGTAAGGGCTGTATAGGTGTTGATGGAGTCGTCTGTAAGGTCGATATAGGATAAGTTGTCTACCCCATTCCAAACGTACGCCTTAGCCTTAGATTGGACACAGGAAGCCCACGCCTCGTCATCGTAAGTCCCGCCGAGGGCGGTAAAACTCCCACCATCGGTTTGTTTGAATAACTGTCCGTTAGCTCCAGTGTCTTGCATCCAGATAATCGACCTGTTGCCGCCATATCTAATCATTCCTCTGCCTATAATAGTGTTAGCGGGTTGAGTGCCGTATCGTTCCATTGGAGGACGGGGGCGGGCTACGAAATCCTGGACAATTTCCATGTTTGTCAAGTCTGACAGTGAGTCTTGGGGTCGCCTAGATTGAGCGATTGTAGAAATATATCCTTTTTTGAATGAATTTTGATGTAAATCCACCTTTTTTCTTGCTTTTCTGGAAGAACGCTTGCTATTTAGGGTATACGGCATGTCTTTTAATCCCCCACCTAGAGCCAGGTGGCATTTTCTTTTTAAGGGTTACATAGTAGTGGCAAGGACGGCACAGTGTTCTGCAATTGTCAATCTCAAAGCGTAATTCGGGATATTTAGCCCAGCTTTTGATATGATCAGCGTGTAAATCGCCGCAGTATTCATCGCATATCTGGCAAGTATAGTTATCTCTAGCAAAGACTTTAGGACCTATTACGGTAGAAAAGTATTTACGCTCTTGGGCATTTTTAGTTGTTTTGCCACCCTGCCAGTTCCAATGTCCCTCACCACGTTGCCATAGACTCATTTTTAATCTAGTTTCTTCGGATGGTTTAATCCCTTTTCCACTAATGCCAATCTTTTCGTTATGCTCTTTTGTGTGTTTTTTACCTAGCTTGGCTTGTCTCATTTTCTCTATGGACTCAGGTGAATGGCGTTTACCATACATACCGTTGTTATTGCCAGTGTTAGCTAATTTCATCTTTTCTACCGTCTCGGGTGTGTGAGATTTGCCCCTATTCCAGGGGGTTCTTCCTATTCCAGCTAAGCCTACCTTTTTTTTATGTTCTTCAGACAGCTTCTTGCCTAAATGAGCCTGTCGTATCTTCTCAATAGTCTCAGGGGAGTGTTTTTTGCCGAACATTCCGTTCTTTGAGCCACTAGGCATTACTGTGTCTCCGTGTTTCTGATTCTTTTTACGTTGTAAGTAGATGTTCTAGGATTGTTATATGTACCCCTGCGATTTCTACGAATCATCATGCTATATAAAGAGTTGGCCTTATTATTTAAATTGGCCGATTTGTCTTCATATGTGATGTCGTTTTCGGCGATTTCACTTGCCACGATATACACCGCCCAGTTAGGGTCAGGCACAGGTAAATCATCAGTTGTAGCCGTTACCGCCGCAGGAGAGTAATATCCTGGCACAGTCAAAGTCCCGCCCACTATGTTGTTAGTGGATTCTATGTCATCTGAGAAGTTGATAGTTTCGGGGCTTTCGTCAGATAAGAAGACATTTTGAGTTTCAGTAGTACGCTCTTGAGGTTGGATTATGTCAAAGTAAACCCTGTTATCACCGGTGGTCGTGATATAGACCTTATCTGAGGGAGCTAGGAAGTTCCTATGTAGACTGTAGGTTTCAACACCAGTAGCGATGATCGTAGCCAAAGTAAAGGTCTTAGCTGAGGCGGTGTTAGAAAACGCTACCGTAACAGTTAAAACAGTGTCAGAAGTGATAGTAGCAATCGTGCGGACAGTTTCGCCGGATACAGTAATTTTATCCCCTACTCGGTAATCTAGGAAGTTGGTAGAAGTTCCAGTTAGGGTAGTGGTTGCGGTAGTTGCTACAGTTCCGGGTTCGTTGGGGGCGGTTTCCTTAAACGTAAATCTCCACTGTTTTGTGACATCTTGAGCAAGCTCCTCAATCTTCTGATTAAGAACGGAGAGCCAATAAGTTGCTTCTTCACTGCCGTGTTCAGGGCTTTCTTCATCGTTACCTCTCAAGGCATACGATGTTCTTGTATAGAATGTGCTGAGCTTCATGTCTGTCTCCTGGTAGTGTAATTCACCGTCCAGTTCGTCGAAGCGTCAGTCTGTTGTTTAGATTGTATCATAATTTTGCCTCCTTCAAAAGTTGTCTTAATGATTTAGAAGTAGTTAGCGGATCGGAGATTAGTCCGAACATCTTGTAATCATACTTACCCTTTTTGCCACCTTTTCTGCCTTTTCCACCCGATTTCTTGCCAGATTTAGATGATGTCCCATAAACCCCGTCCTTTATGTTTTTTAGGCCATAGTATTCTTTATTAGATAAAACCCCGTTATCGTATAAAGTCCTCAATAATTTATCGTTGGCTCGGTAATCACCTGACAAGGATTTCTTTCGGCCATCTTTTAGGTAAGATAGTAGTTGCTCACGGTCTTTAATGTTCTTGTCTATATACTTTAGTTTCTCATCAGTGTTTTGATCGGCATCAACGGCATATTGGACATCTTCCCGTTTTAGGTTATTGCGTTTCAGGTATTCATCAACTGCTTTGTCTGGGATACCCTCAAAACCTGACCCTTTGAGCATTTGCTTGGCATTTGACAGGGCTGGTTTTTTGCTTGTAGACAGTCCGTAACCTTGATCGTAGTAATTGTAATCACCTGTTTGGTTGCCCAGTTCCTTAGCCACGTTTCTACCAGTAGCCGGTTTATCAGAGTCCCTTAGCCCGATAACTGCGTCATAATACTGTTGACGTTTGTCTTTAGGTAGGTCTCTTATCATTTCGGACTGGTCTTTACCTAGAACTCCTAGGTCTTCGCTGGTGTATTTGCGCCCCTCTTTTGTGGCATATTGTCCGAAAATTAAACCTTGTAGTTGATTCATAAAGTCGTCTTCAACGGGAAAACGAATCGCACCAGACTTAGATTCGCTGACACCTTTATCGAAAACTCCCTTGCTTTCAAGTGTACGTTTTACTTGTTGTCCGCCAAATGGGGGAGCTAACTTGTATAGCGGGTCGGAGATACCTTTAGTCAGTAAAGCACCACCGCCGAATCTAGTTGGGTCGCCTTTGCCAAATAGCTCTTTGCGGGTTACTACCTCACGTTCGCTCTCTGGAGTATCGGGATCGTCTTTTCTGACCTCCATACCGTATTCAGGGTAGATTGAAGCCACTGTCTGTCCGCCTATTACGTTAGATAGCACCTCACCGCCCAACCTACCACCAGCTCTTAGCGCACCAATCTTTTTATCTTCTTCTTCGGCGTAAGCGTCAAAGGCTTCTATAGTGGCTTGGATGGGGTCAAATGCTACATCCGAACCCCTGATTTTCTCAGCCCCTCGGTTCATAAGGAACATCAGAGCAGTCATTTTAGCTAACTTGCCGAACTCTTTATTACCGACAAAATCGCCTTGAACGTGCCACATATTCTGTACTTCTAGTTGGAATGGGGCAATCATCTGTGCAAAACGAGATTTTTGCATTAATGGCACTTCGCCAATTCCCCTACCAGCTACCATTTTACGAGTCTGGTTATCTGCGAACTTAATAGCGTCAGCAGGACTCATTGTTTTAAGGGCTTTCTGGTACTCTGCGCTATGGATTATTTTTGTCCCTATTTCATCACCAACGGTTATCATCCAAGCAGCGAATTTTTTAGGCTTGGTTAAAATTCCACTGTCAAACTTGTCATAACCCTTAAAGTAGCGTTCTTTTAGGAATGTAGAATTATCGGCGGGGGAGCTATGCCCCAAGATACTTCTAATAGCGTTGGGAAGCCCCTTGCTGGCATTTCCTACTCCAGCGTCAGAAATTCCCTGGGGGAGGTTAAATACCTGTGCCAGTGAGCTTGAGGCGTTGCCTAAGATAACATTAGCTTTCACCCTACGGTTCATCCAGTCCATAGCTCTGAAAGTTGTCCGTCCGCCTGGGATGAATTTTTGTACCACTCTATCGGCGGGATTGGTTTTACCAGCTAGTTCGTTAGCGAAGTCACTCAGGTATTCAATGTAGTTGTTTAATGAACCTCGGCGGACATCGCCCTCTGGGAACAAATCTACTAATTGGTCTCTCAGGTCGTGTATTCGCTTAATGTGGGGGTCGATATTCTGAGCATAGGAAGCCTGTCTGACGTAGTTCAAATATCCGCTAACTGCGTCTACTTCCGTCTTATTGCCTAGCCGTTTCTGAGCGATACTCAGCCATTTGCTCTTGGGTTGGGTGAAATCGGATACTCCAGCCAGTGAGGGGTCAATGTTGGCAGGAGTGTCAAAGATGTTCTTAATTGCCCCCAATCCTTCTTGAAGTTCCGTAAAGTGACGGTAGTAATTACCTCTCTTAGGGATTAGTTTATCGGGTTGGCCAGGGTAGGTTTTGGCTCTGGCTTTGTTTATCTCATCTAAGAGCGAGTCGTATTTGCTCCTAAAGAACCTGTCCGCTTCGATGATCTTGACAGCCTTGTCTCGTCCGAATTTTCCAACTAGACCAGCGACTTCTTTTTCGCCTTTTAGCCCTTCTCCAAATGTCTGCACGGCAGCCGACATCTTAGACTTGGGCTTAATGCCAAGCCCCTTAACTATCGTGGTGTCTAATTCATCTAGTAACTGATTTTGGGTATCTATAAACTTACCCTTGCTATCATCAAACGGGTTGAGAACTTGCTCCTTAACTTCTTTTAAGGGTTTCTCGCCCATCGAGCCGAATACCCGTTCAGTATTTCTAAAGAAGTCTTTTAGGCCTTTTGCGTAGTTAGTGATGTCTTTGACTGGCCCGATATTGTTCGGGTCTATATCCAGTAAAGGCTTGTTCGGGTCAACGACAATAGATTTTTCAGTACCTCTTTGCTTGATTTTGATGTTAAAGGCATCTTTACCTTTTTTGACTGTTCCGTTAGGTGAAACTGTAAAGTAACCTACATCTTTTTGCGGGTTAGAGATTTCAAATGGTCGGCCCTGCTTATTCAATGACTTGAAGCGTTGTTTGGCTTGAGCTGGAGTTAGTTGTATAGTCTCAGGAGATGGAAGAAGCTTCTGACCTGGTATTGGTTCTCCTGTTCCTGCCCCTCGCTGGGTTGGGGATGTACCTTTACTACCAGCTCGATCAACTGGTTGAGGGGCTATTTGGGAAGACTGCGGCTGGACTGATGGGGTTCGCCTTGTTTGGGATGGGACTCTGGCTTGGGTGGGTTTAATCCCTGCTCTTTGTAGGTCTTGTTCAAAGGGGGTTATAGGAGGGGATTTAGGTTGGGCGGAATCTCTGTATATTACTTTGCCGTTTTCGTCAGTTACTTTTGATATATCTGAAAGACCAAGTCCTTTAGCTTGATACTCGCCTGGCAAGTTACCGCCTGTATTTGTCCCTAGATTTTCGCCACTTACTAACTTACCTCTAGCTGTTGGCTTGTATTCAACTACCACATTACCTTTTTTGCCACTTCTTGAATGAGCTTCAACAGTCATTTCAGCGTCGCTTTTTGCACCCACAAACGCCTTGCCCGTTTTCTTGTTAGCACTTACTCCGCCATTCTGTATATCATTCCACTCAGAAGAAGTCATGCCTCTATATAGGGGAGTTTCGCCCACTCCCTTACCTGTCTTACCTACTTGTGGGGAGGTGGCTTGAGGCACTAACTTAGTAGTTGGCTTAGGTTTTAATTCGCTACGGAGAATATTGTCTATTTCTCCCTTGTTCTTGGTTCTAGCGATTAGTTCTAAAGCATCATCGGTTAGATTCAATCCAGCTTTTTTAGTAGTTTGTTTGACGGCTTGTTTCGTTCCTTGCTTGGCGAGTTGCTTTGTCAGTTGTGAACCTCCACCACCAGTAACGAAATCAGAGGCTACCAAACCAAAGCCCACGACAGGCGCATAATCTTCGGCAGCTTTTCCTAGTCCAGGGTAGCCAGCACCTGTCAGACTCTTATTTAAGGTTTCCCCTTGGCTTTGGAAAGTCTTGATACCTGGCTCTCCGGTGAAGCTTGACTCTCCCCCTACTAATGCTCGGTGAAGTCCGGTTGGCGCAGGAGCGTCAAATGTCGGCATACGATTAGGTTTGATAGGGGCTAGTTGAGAGCCAGTCCTGAGCAGGGTTCTACTAGCCTCCTCTATGCCTCTAGGGACTGACTGCATACCCTTTACTACTGGGTTACGCTGGCTAAAAGTTTCTCTTGTAGCATTTCTCAAGTTATTGAGTGTAGGAGTGGAGACCGGAGTCAAAGGAGTATCACGGCTAGTAATAGCTGCCATTTCAGCCAATCGGCTACCACGACTTAAACCTTGAGGAATCTTAGAAGCCTGTATCTGGTCTAGTCGATGAGCAGCCGTTCCTCTGACACTAGAGCCAGGGGCATACCTTCTTTGGGTTTGGGCTGGGGGGATATTTCGGTTAGCTCGAATAGTCGTCGCAGTCTTGCCCCCATCGAAAGGGTTGACCTCAGCGTAGGCTTCTTCTAGGAAATTACGAAGGCTAAAAGCCATTGGTTTAACCTAACTGTTCTTCTTCGTCTCTTGGGTTCAAAAACTGGCGATATGGGCTATAGCGTGATGGTTCTTGGTTGTTGGCGTTTATAGCCTGTCTATCCACCATGTAATCCCTCAACTGTGGTGTTTGGACATTAACTGGATTTACGTTGTACTGAGGGCTTCTAAACCTATCGAACAGTGAGTCTATTTCACTCTGTCGGTTGCCGATAGCGTCTTGGAATGGCTGTTGGGCTGACCGTATCTGATTGTAACCGCCACCCATCAACCTAGCTCGCTCTCCGGCTACGTTTCCTAAGTCTCTTTGGATGCCTTGCTCTCGCTCGGCCACTCCAGCTCTTAGGTCGCTTTCTTTCTGGCTTCGTTGTCTAGCTAAGTCCTCTAGCAACTCTTCAAAATCAGTTTTAGCTCGATCCTCAGATAAAGCTAAGTCTCGTTCGTTAGCACCGTAATCACTAAGTACACCTGTTCTATTCTGTGAGGCTAGTCTGGCTACGGCGTTAGGAGCTGCGTACTGGTAAGCAGATGACCCTGTACCCGAAGCCATACCAAGCATACGTCTTAGGCTGTCGTTCAGAGTACGGGCGTTGTTATCTACGCCCCCTAGTGCTTGATTCTTGCCTCTAGTGGTATCTTCTCGCTGTATGCCGAAGTTTTCCAAAGCTCTGCCTCGTTGCTGATTAGCTGAACTTTGCTCACGATTGTAACTATCGGAGAGGTTGGTTAAGCCTTGTGATAGGGTGTTCTGGGCTGACTGTAGTAATTGCCTTAGTTGGCTTTCCTGATCGCTTAAGTAAGCTAGGTCATCAGAATTGGAACCTGCTCCAGCACCACCGCCACCACTATACCTTTGTTGGCTGTTGAGGCGTGCCATGTCCTGTTGAGAGAAAGAATCCTGAGAAGTATCCTGGGGGCTACCGTCAGTTCCCGTAGGACTCCCAGGCCCTGCTGGAGACCTGTCACCACCTGGAAGTGAAAATCTAGGGAAAATATCTCTGTCTCTTCCCGTAAGCCACTGGTCAACCCCAGCACTAACGTCAACCCCAGGCGTTAAATCACCCCCAGCTTTTTGTTTCAAGTCATTATACAAATCTCTAATTGGCATCTTAAACTCCTGTAAACTAATTATTAATTAGCTTCCAGTTTCCTCAAGAATGAGTGTTCTAGCTGCTCAAAGGCACGGCTAGTTGGTCTTGCTGACTCTACTATACCAGATTAATTAAAAAGTAAATATCTTCCTGGAATGTGGGAGTTACAATAACGGTTAAATTCATCTGTCAATCGGTACGGTCTAATCTCCGTACAAGCGTAACTATGGACTTCGCTTGCCATACATTCATCATTACAGTTTTGATACTCACTCAGCCGTCTCTGCATCCAAGCACTTTGATTATAGTAATCTAGGTAAAGTTTCGTACCAGCTTCACGTTCGGCATTACTCTGGTTAGCCCAGACAAAGTGCAGATACTCATGGGCTATCGTAACTTTTTCTTCATTACCTAGTCCTGGTTTAATCTCGATAGTATTCGGCCAAGTAAACACACCGATAGCGTCCTCACCATTCGCTTTTAGTTCAGGGTTATAGCGAAGATTGACATGGCTTATATCCAAGCCTAGCTGGTTAGCGACCTCGACTAACTGAGGGTCTTGCTCTAAAGGTTTGACAAAGCTCGTTGGTGGCGGATAGCCGTTGATAACTGCGTTGCCATAGCTACCTATCCTGCCCCCAGCTATAAAGATAGTGAAGGCAATTACAATTAGTAATCCCCACTTAAGGATTTTTTTCATATATCTGTCCCACGAAGCGACAGCCCAACGGCAAAGAAAAGCTGTCGCTTCGTATTACTGATACTATTTTTGCCGTTGGTTTCATGACCGCATTTAAACAAACTTAGGCAATAATGTCAAGCCTTGGTCTACAACCCCTTCAACTACACAGAGGTATATGTCAGGGTAACAGTTAATTGCAAAGTAAAATCACTGGTCTTAGTCAAGGTCTGCCCATCAATTCCGGCTACTAGAGTCGCTGAGGAATCCGAAACGTTGGCAGTCGTATCATCATGCAAGGCAATCCGTCTTATCGTAAAGTTTCCTGAGCCTGTTGCTATCGTCCAGGTATGAGTTATGACCTGACCGGTGCGAGTTGGCGTTACTAATACCTGATCAAACATTGTCGCGACAGCTCCACCCGTATTTAGGGCTGTATCACCAGCAGCAAAAGCTACGCTCGAGTCATCCACTGACCCTACTTGGATTTGTCTGGAGGCACTATATGTTGGACCCGCTCCTGATGTAGCCTGTGAAGCCTGAACCCCGATACGAGCAAGCCCATTATTAACTACTATTGATGCCATGCTATTTTCCTTCCGCTACTAGAATCCTGCGATTCTTTTTATCTATCTTGATAATTTTATTCCCGAGTTCTTTAAGAACATCTACGGCCTCATCAATACTTAGCTTTGGATTGGCAATATACATCCAAGCTTCTTTGAGTTCGATTTTCAGTTTCAGGGCGGTTTCCATATTCATACTATACCACTAACTAGCCAAAGTGATTAGCCCCGGGGCCACCGCTAGATGTTGAGCTGAGTAGTCTGAGGCTGCCAGGGCGGTAGAATCCATCGTCTGTGTACCAGTTGCCCCGGCAGCAGCTAAAACTCTTTGGGCTGTTTCACCATCTAACAAATGAGCTCCGGCTGCCCCAAGCCCGTTTTGGTCAGTTCTCTCGGTATAGCCAGCCGGAGGGGTATAGGTAATACCGATTGCCGAGTTCTGAACACAGGCTACAAAAAGCATACAGTTATCTACTGTGGTGGTAATGGTAGGAGCTACAGGGTCGGTTGCTGAGGCATTATTCCCTCCCGATACGTTGATAGGAGTACCCGTTGTATCTGCCCCTCTAACGTGATGGATACTAGCAAACGAAGCTCCAGCAGTAGTCCAAGAAAAGGTATAGTCGGCTGGTTCTGAGCCTGTTACTACCTTATAAAATGAAGTTACTGAGTTGTTCAAAACTCCTAGTCGAGAGGTATGAAGGATTTTAGTCCAGCCTGTTGAAGTTACATCATCGCCAATATTCATCTTACAAACAAAAGCAATTAAGATGTCTTTTTGGGTACTGTCCATACTGGTAGGAGCAGTTACTACTAGACTAGTCGCAGAGCCAGTAGAGTCGGCTGATTGTACGGATTGGTAGAAGGGAGCACCCAAAGCTGTTCCGGCACAGTGAACCCCAACTCCCTTGCCTCCGGCTAGGGCCAAAGCTGGCATCGCTACGTTCACGCCTACGCCCTTATTACCTACTAAAGCAAGGGATGGTAAGTCTACCGATACTCCCGTTGTCCAGGTATTACCATCTGAACTTTCACCGAAGTCTGGCCCCCAAAGCAAGTTTCCGACAGTCCCAACACCTCCACCGGGGTTAGTGACGTTTGGGTTGTAGCTTTTAATTCTTTTTCGAGTAGCGATAGTTCCCCCTATATATCTTCAAACCAGTATAGGTCACAAGTAATAAGCGTCGCTATTTTAGGAAAAATAATACAAACCGAATTGCCCGGCGGGACAATAATTGGAGGTAAAGTGTAATCTGCTATCCCAGTCACGGGAACGTGGAATCCTAGCATCCCTGTCTGACCTCCACTGGGCAACGAGGCACTCGGTTCTGACTTTACCGTGGCTATACTGGATGAACCACCAATCAAAACGTTAGATATTGATTGTACGCCTGTTGGCAAAGCAGTTGTTGGGTTATACCGCATCTCAGCGTGTAAAATTATCTTAGACTCTGCACATAAAACTACTCTGAATAAGTACAACCTTTTGCCAGTTCCTACTGGGTTGCTTAATAACACTGAACCACCTGTGGCCGTGGTTAGTAAAAGACTCCCCGAACCGCTAGTAAACACCCTGCCACCTTTAGCTTGTACGGTTATGGGGTCAGTAATCCAGCCCATTACGCTATCTCCATTAGGCATACTGTTTGAGATGAAGTGTCGGCTATTGCCCAGATAGTAGAAGTACCGTCCACCTCTATGTCTACTGAGTCGCCAGCGTTTAATTCATACCCTGTTGAAATAGTTACTGTGTTATCTTCTCCGATATAGACCTTTTGAGTCGCTGAGGATTTAAGTTTGATTGATATGGTCTTTCTACTAGCAAGAGGGCTAGAGGTAATCTGAGTGGCGGTGGTGGCGATAGTCTGCTGAGTAGCTTTAATCGATGTCAAAGCCTTGATAGGAGTTTCTGCGTCGTGTTCAGCGATAGCTATCTCCTGATAACCGCTGGCATTAACCGATAGGTTTTGTACGGCCCCGCTAGGAAGCTGACCAGCCAGCACTGCTCTCGTAAGCATGGCTGAATAAGTAGCATCAATCCCCGCTCCCAAGGGTGCGATGGGTACTGGAGAAGACCCCTTTTGCTTGACTACCCTTAGCCTAAATGCAGTCTGGGTGACAACACCGTTTGTATAGACGATTCTAAAGTGGGTAAATGCTGTTACTGGGATTGAATAACTGTACGCCCCTAGTCCCCCCGTTAGGGTGTTGGCTAGTTGTTTCTCGGTTGTTGTCCCCCCGTCGGTAGAGAACTGTAGCTTAGCACCGTTAGTAGCTGAGTTTTGGTCAGTATAAAGTGTAGCCTCGATAAAGTCATAATCTGTAATGTCTTCCCAAGTCCCCGTAAAGGTAGCGTTATCTGCTAGGGGTGTGGTGGTGGAGTTAACGGTAGAGGGAACAGAGGCTTGTGGCACGGCTGTTACTGAGTCTGTTGCACTGTCTAGATCGCGAATATCTAGGTCTGTGGCACCAATTTTCAGGTTGCCATCAGCATCTAGATTAAGTGGCATTGGAATACCTGATGGATTAACAGCCGTCCAAGCTTGCCCTCCGCCACCGCCACCGCCAACGGGTTTCTTCAAGATACCCTTTAGTAGCTTGTTCGAAGCCTTTATAAGCTTCTCTACCTCTTTATTGTCAGTTTTGTACTTTGGTATGACTATCTTGGTTACAGCCTTTACAACGTCCCGTATGGAGTCCTGGAGGGGTCTTAGGTCGGGTGCGTCTACTTGTACCTTAGTTTCGGGGACATTGACTATCGGGGCTTCGGCGATCAGCTTCTGGGCTTTGACTACCTTTTCAACAGCTTTGACCGCTTGGCCTAGAGCCTTAAACTGCTTGGTGTAGTCTATAAATTGTTGTTTTTCGGGCTTAGGGCGTTGTTTAGGTATCTTTTTAGACTCGGCTAAGATACCCTTCATAACCTTAGTGACTTCGCTTAGGTCGGTATTCTTATGGGTTTTTAGGGTTTTGTGTAGGTCATTGACCGCATCTGCTACTTTTAGGGCATCAGGAGTAGCGACACTCTTAATCTGGTTTACTACCTGTGTCTTGGTAATTTTGCCATCTAAAAAATCAACTAAAGACTTAAAAGACCTAACAATTACTTCTTGGGACTGGATATTAGCCAGCTGACCTTCGGTATACCGCTTATCTTCTAAGCTCTTAGCTGCTTTATCGGCGTTTATTTGCGCTATGCGTTGAATGGGTTCCATGTTACTCCATTATAGGCTAGAAGCGGGATTGCCCCTAGCCACTACGTTTACAGGGCTACTAAGGTTGCTCCGTCAGATAGCGGTTGCCACTCAACAAAGTGCTGAATTACACCAGAAGTGGGAGTGTTAGTAGTTGAGTAGACAAATTCTATATCTGTATTTACTCCTGCGGTCTTTTGAACGGCAATGAATGACTGCATTACCTGCGTACCAGCTCCACCAGAAGTATCACTAATCCGCCCAGCGGACGCATTATAGACTGAAACAGCAGCTGTCGCCAAAGCCCTGCGAACTATCGTAGAGCCAACTGCTATGCTCGACAACGTAGTACCAGTGCTTAGGGTGATGTCTACTTGGGCTGTTTGGTCGTTTAGGCGGTAATAAGCAGCTGTCACGTTAGAGCCAAGAACCGTTGTAACTACTGCATATAGTTCAGTAACCCTAACTGTACCCGTAACCCTAAACAAAGCTGTCGCCACAGTTTCATTGCTACCCGTTAGAGTTTGCGCCTTTGAAGCCTTGTTAAACTTTGAGTTTAATAGTTCTCCGATTGTAGGCATAATATTCCTTTCCTGTGACCCTATGAGCTTATTCCCATAGGGTCGTTTAAGTTACTCCTAGGTGTTAGCCGTTAAGCCAGCCAATGCGGCAACCATACCAGAAACGTACCAGTTAGTACCGTCGCTGTTGAACTCTACATAGTCACCTACTAGAGCTTGGTTAGCAACGAAGATTACGTTATCTTCATCGGCAGCCAGAATACCATTGGCTTCAGTTTCTGCACCATTAGACGAGACTAAACCCTGTATCTTAGCTGCTGGCGTACCAGTGATGGTATAGCCGTTAGAGGTTGGGGCGGTTTTAACCACGAACTTGAATCTAAGTCCTGCGGCTGCGGTTGGTAGGGTAGATTCAAACCCTGCCACTGCGCTTAGGTAAAATGTCTTACCTGATTCGGCGGCAGTGATTACGTTAGTAGCAGTTACTACTTCAACGTTTGCTGAGTTGTCAGCTGCGTTGTTAAGTTCAGCGGCGGTAGCTGTTAAAGCCGTTCCACTTAATTCAAGCGTTCCAGTAATATCTAGCGTACCCGAATGGGTAGTAGTACCACTGAAAGTGTCGTCGCCTTCAAAGGTGTTATTTCCTATTAGGGTGTTGTCACCCTGTCTTACAAATTTTGGCATGATAGCCTTCTTTCTTGATTACTTTCCTTGTTATTGGGGGAGCCTGGCCTTTATGCCTTAGCTGTCAACGATTACTGCTATTAGTGGCGTAGGCCAGGCGGATTTCAGTTAGTTACTAAGATTCCACCGTAAAGGCACCGCTGACTGCTGTGATTATCCAAGCATCTGTGTTACCACCTTGCAAAGTGACATAAGAGCCAATTGGTTGGTTAGTAAATACGATGTCCTTGTTATCAGTTCCAGTAGCGTCACAACCCTTGATACCGTCAGAGGCATTAGGGCTGATTGTGAGCGTTTGTGGGTTTGCACCAACACGAAGTGTTAGGCATTCACCCGCAGCAACTGCGTGCAGGGTAACTGTTGGAGTAGCGTGGGTAAAGTTCAAAACCTTACCACTGTCTGCTAAATCCGTAGTTAATGTTGAGGCGGTAATGTCCTCTTTGGTTCGGTAGCCAAAATTCGTTAGATTGGCTCCAGCTGTATCGATAGCCATTATTTATTCTCCTTCTTCTCGTTAATAGCGTCAACTACATCAGCTTTTCTAGTAAAGCTTTCAGCATCTTCTACGCCCAGTTCTGTTGCTCGTGCCTTGAGGTCTACGAGTTTAGCCCTTGGGTCATCTTCTGGTAGCACTTCGGTGCTTTCTTCGTCGGTAGCTTCTTCGTCAGCTTCAGGCTTTGGTTCTGAGACTTCTTCCTCATCCTCGGCTTCTTCAGTAGATTCCTTAGCTCTTTTTACGTTTTCGGCTGAGACCAGTTCAACGGCAGCTTTTACTGCTGTTTCGCTGTTCTGTTTTTGTACTTCGGCCAAGACTTCCTCTGGGGTTTTTGCGTCGTCCTCAGTAGGTTTGTTCTTTAGGTCCTCGTACTGGCGGTCTTCCTCTTGGTCTCGGAAGCGACGGGCTTGAATCCGCATAGCGTCTTCTTCGACTTGTCGTAATTTACCTGTGGCCATTATTGGCTCCTTTCTTAATTAGTTACTAGCTGGTTTTGTGAATCGCAAGACTGAATATCTTGGCAAGGTCAAAAAACGCATCATAGCGCATGCGAAATTCGATTAACCAACCATTAACACCTGGTGGGTTCTTATGAACAGTATAGTCCTTAAGTTTCTCAGGTGCAGCCATGTTCATAGGGTGCGTGATTATCAAGTCAGTTGCACTAGGCATACGGCTTGATGGCACGAGAACGACGGATACTCCGTCAACTGTACCTAAGCTACCTGAACTTAACTTACTCTGTCCTGAATCGCTATCTAGTATGAAACCACCTTGTTTGAGGAGGTTGTAGTAGGTAGCAGTCATCAAAGCAACACGTCCATCTTCTGGAGCTTCGTTGTTAGTGATGTCAGCATTTAGGGTAAGGAAGTTAGTGTAGGCGTTAGAAGCAGTAGTAGCACCAGCAGTAACAATGTCGTTACGAGCGGTGATAGTACCGTTAGGTCCTGCACTTGTTAATGCACCAGCGGTTGCTAGTGATGCCAATCGGTAAGTGTCAATTTCAGGTACTAGAACGTTCTTAGTAGCTTGAGCCAAGAATTTGGCTGGCTTTCGGATTTCTAGTGTGTCCTGGTAGTTAGACATATCGATTGTGTTAGTCCATGAACGGTCACGACTAAGCGTAAATGTTTGCTTAGTGTCCTGTACTTCTAGAGGGTTACCGTAACGGTAAGCACCTGATGGAGTATAGGTGTTCATAGTCGGGTCAGTTAGTGTGTAAATGTTGATAGCGTTCACACCGTCCCAACTCCAGTCGCTGTTGACGATTGAAGAAGTTTTGGCACGTGCTTTCAGTAGTTCAGTCGTTTTAGACTCGAACTTTGATGCTAGGTTAATAGCCATTAGTCGGTCCTTTCAATTAGGACTCTATGGTTTCGACGCTTCTTCATCGAAAGCGTCTAACGCTGGATCGACTTTCCCTTGTTTCGGTGTTCGACTGGGTTTATTCAAGGTTCGTGATTTCTCATTAGCCTTGTTCTTACTTTGCTGTCTTGCACCAATTCCAGTCAGTCGAGCGATAGAGTCCGCTTTACTTTGTAAATATTGGTACACATCGCCTGTAACGCTTATCGGGTTGCCATTGCGGTCTCGTTGAACGTACATTCTCTCGAAGTCGTCTAGCGAGTTGGCCAATTCTTCTTTGACCTCTGGCGAACCCTCCCGAAAGAGATCAATACTTGCAACCGCTTTATCAATGCCAGTTTGCAATTTAGATGTATTAGTCTCTATTCGATTCGTGTAGGCATCTATTTGGAGTTGACGTAGTGCCAAATCCTTGTCGTCCTCAGCTTTTTCTAGGTATTCCTGTTGGGCTTTGGTTTGTTCGGCTCGGCGTTGGGCTTCTCGTTGCTCAAAAGCAATTTTAGCTGCCCGTTGCTTGTCTGCTTCAGAGGTTGTGTCTTCCTCCTCAGCCTCCGCATCTTCCTCTGACTCCTTATCTTCGGTAGACTCATCGTCTTCCTCGGATTCCTCTTTCGTTTCGCCCTCGGCTAGTTCTTCGGGTGTAACCTCGATGTCTTCTAGCTCGTCCTCTGTGTCCTGAGTGTCGTCATTAGTTGATGTGTCCTCAGAAGCGACTACTGATGTGTCATCTTCATCGGTGGTAGATATGTCATCTGCCATTTTGTTCTCCTTACTCTTAAAGGCGGTAAAGCCATGTTGTTATTTAGGGTAACTACCCCATGCGATTTAGGTTCGCTGAACCATGCAGTACGATGCTAGCGGAAGCTATTGGAGGATAGCTCCTCGGGTTGTCTGGAAGGGTAAGCTAGACAACCCAAGCAACTATCATCGCTACTGTTTCATGCTTTACTCCTTTTGAAAGCCCTGTGGTTCGGATGAAGTGCGCCCTCGCAACTCATTACTTGTCCACGATCTACCCAAAAATGGTTGCTGGGCTGGACTTTGTTAATATCAAAAACATGGTCGCTGCTCTTGAGTAGTCGTTCTCTGGCGTGTTCAACGGTTATTTCCTCCTCGGCGGCCATAGTTTCTATCATCTCGTCTAAATATGCTTGTTTATTCTTCATCTTCAATCTCCTTCGGTTGGGGCTTAGATTTGAGGACGTTCCGTAGTCTGGTTTCAAAACCTATCAGCCAAGTTCGGTGTAGTCGGATAGCTTCTAAATGTTGCAAGACTCTGTCTTCTGGGGTATCGGGGTCAACTATGGCTAATAGGAGTTCACCCATCATAGCTTTCTCTTTTTTAATCTCAGCAAATACTGGTTCGGCGACGTTGATAATCTGGCCACGCTTCTCTGACTTGGTTTCTTTCTTGCGGTCTTTAGCTTCCTGAACTTTCTTAGCACTTACACTTGTAAGCCCAGAATAAAGTAAACTATCGTCTCTGGTTTCAGACATTTATATTCTCCTGTTGATTAAGGCGATTTACCGCATCTAATATCTCATCAGGGGCAAATCCAGATTCCTCGGCCATTAACATAGTGGCTGCCACCTCTTGACTAACTCCATGCTCATCCATTACCGCTTGAACATTAATGGCGGCTTGTTCGTCTTCGGGATTAACTTGGGGTACTTCCTCTTGGATTGGTTGTTCAGCTTGCATCGGTTGGCCAGTCTCAGGGTCTATGCCTTGCTGTGCCATTTGTTCGGCTTCCATCTGCTCTTGGTCTTCGGGGTCGATGTCTTCGATAATCTTGTCGTTGTCGGTAGTTAATCTAATGATTGCCGAGAATAACTCACCTAAGTTTAGTTTCTTACCGCTCATCATTAAGGATTGTTCCAAAGTGGGATCGGCGGCTCTTAGTTCCACTATTTTGAGTAGGCTTTCCAGTTTCTTGTCGTTCTCGCTGGTTTCGTCTTCCTCGGCTTCAACCTCAAAGTCAAAGGTAGCTCTAGCTTCTTCCCAGATAATTTCTAGTTCGTTGGTGGGATTGCCTTCTTCGTCTAATGGGAACTCCAGACCTGACTTGGCTAAGATGTCTCGCTCCTCGTCAGAGAGTTTCATCAAGTCTGTACCTTGCATGTTGGCAAAGTGGGTGTTAATCATTGACTTAGCTACAGCTTCGTAGGTCATGTACAAATTATCTTTAAAGTCCTCGTCATCTATTGACAGGTTAGCGGCTTGGAACTTCACACCAGCTGGAGTCTTGGAATACTGGGGGTCGCCACTACCTGAAGCAATCGAAGTATCACCAGTAGGTATGAGTTGGTTAAGAGAGGTCTTGTACATACTCATTCGCTCAGGTAGTTGGTTGTAGACTCCAGTAGTCATTTCCAGTCTAGTGACTTTGGCCTGACCGACTAGCCACTCAGCGTCTTGAGCGTAAACCAGTGAATCTAAATCTACATCATCGGCATTACCCTCGATTAGTTTAGGCGGTCGCATACCTATCTGTGTTCCTAACACATCGGCTTGTCTCATATAGTCGAGGACGTTCTGCGTACCACCCGCTAGCTTGACAATGCCGATGCCGTAAGGATTGATAAAGTCTTGGTAACAGTACAGGTAGTGGACTGGTATATCCCCTGTTGGGTCGGGGTTCTCCCACTCTCGGACGGTCTTCTTAGTAGCTTTGTGATACATATAAAACGGTGCTTTGATACCTCGTTGGAAAGAGATACAGAACTTAATCCCACCCTTTTCAACGCTCTTACCGTCTTTCTGGCGATTGTCTTCGTTGGATTGGCGGTCTTCTTTCTGCTTAGATGCTAGGATTTCCTTTAAGGCAGGAACGTTCCACTTGTTATAACCGCCCTCTTCTTCCTCCTCGGCTTGTTCGATCATATCCTCGACTTGTTTTGTGGTCAGGTAAACGTCCCAGAAGATAACATCGGAGTCGTAATCAGACACCTTACCAGCTTCTAAAGTAACGTCAGTAGCTTGGGGGACAATAAAATCTGAGCCGGTGTAATTGCCGTTGTTGACGAATAGGTTGATTATGGGTTGTGAGCCATAGATAGCAGCCTTTCTTACGGCATCTTTCCATTTGCGGTGGAATGGTGCTTGAGAGTTAGCGTTGGGGACAATGTTGTTTGTCCACTGCATATTAGCAAGTTCAGTAATCCAAGCGTCATCAACGTCTAGGGCTTTGGCTCGGCCTTTTAACTTAGAGGATACAATTCGCTTAGGTAGCTTGAATAGCGAGGCGGCTAGTGTGCCGTCATTGACTTCGGGTAGGTCGGGATCGAGGTCTTCTAGGAGGTCGTTGTCGGCCAACCTCTCGTATTCTTTGTAATCCTTACGCCACTGCCAAGCTTCATCCCTAGAAACGGTGTAGAGCTGGTAGAGTGTTTTTTCGTCGTAAAACGCCATGTCTGTTCCTTTTGGGTATCGGTCAGACAAAGCTGCGAACGATTCTAGTTACTTTATATCATACTTGGGGGTGTTTGTTAATCTAGGTTATCTCCGAGGTATTTTATGGGGTCTTCACTAATCACCATGTTCTGAAGGTGGTATTGCCATGCTAACTCTTCAATGTTTTCTTCTTGCCACACCGCTCCATTTGGTACGCCTGTATCTATGTATTCTTCTCCCCAAAGAGCTTTGGCAATACGCTGTAGCTCAGGCAACTGCTTTGCTAAATCGCCCAGTTTCTGCTTGTCTTGGTCGTTCATTTAATCCCTTTCTGCCACGTTCAATTGCAGCACAACTTTTACTACAAAATTGCTGGCGTTTCTTAGTAAGAAAATGTTTAATAATACTGATTGTTCTCAAGAATCTCTCTTTCATTTCTTCTCCTGCGGCCACTCTACTTCAAACAGTTCAAGGTAGTAAGTGCTTAGAACGTTATGCCCCTCGGAATTACTTATCTTGCTTAGGTTCCGAGTGAGCGCCCATATTCTCCAGATTAAGTATAGTTTTCTCATTCCTTTACCTCATAAAGCTCATCTATAGCGGCTTTCATTTGGTCTAGTGCTTCATTAAAACCCTCTGCGATTGCTATAGATGTACCGCCAATATTTCTTTCTACCACATACTCCATATCATAGGGTTCAGGCAACACCGCTATAGTGGCTGCGTGTAGGGCTTGGCGGGCTTCCGCAATAGCCTCTTTATTTCTGTCGGTATAGATTGGTTGGTCTGGGTATTCATGTAATGGATAAAAGGATTCGCCTAAGTCATCTAATATCTCGGTGATTTTCATTTGCAACCTTTCTGTCCACAAATAGTGCGACCTACTAAAACTGGTAGGCTGTGGGTTTTGCAGAGTTTATCCTTCAATGTATAAGCTGGTTTCTTTGAGTTTAGCTTAACTAGGTCTTTGTCATCGGGGATTGTTACTCCTTCTTCAACTGAATCGACAGCGTACACAGTAACGGTATCAACTCCAAGCTTGCCACGCCACTTGATTGGTTTTTTAATAGTCTTGACCTCATTAACTGTGTTCGGATCGTCGGTTACTTTAGCGAAGCCTTGCTCACTGAACTGATACTCGACAGTCAATCGCTCATTAACCCACTCAGACTTATTCTTAATAGCTTCCCAAGCTTTCTCGTTGTCTTTTCTGATCCAGATAGTCGCTTTAGGCACGTTTTAACCTGTAGTCCTTCTTCTTAATCTTGACCATACGTCCGTCTGGGTGGTGCCAAACAATACCCTCAATGTCCTTGTCTTCTAACCATGTTTTTAGAGCCTCAAACTCAACAGGAACATCAAGTAGTATTTGAGCATCTTCATGCCAGATGAGCCTATGGTCTTCATACTTCTCTGGGTTGCCTTGAACCTTTGGCCCAACCAATTCGTATGTGCCATTGATTTTTAGGCTTTCGTCTAGGTTTTCCCAGCCTTCACGATGCCATTTGTCTTCTGAGCCGTTGCCAACCTCAATCCAGCCCATTTTCTTACCAGTAGTCTTGTCTTCATCTGCAAGCTCAAATCCGTATGGTTCTTCACGGCCTGGTTTAACTTCATATCGCTTGTACATTACTCCGTCACGAATCAGTACTGAAGTACCGTCATATTTACGGGTAGCTTTGCCCTCTCCATTTAGTACCCACTCAGTACCATCAGAATACTCAGGGGTTATCATACCGTTGTTGGCGAAGTCTCGCTTAAATAGTGTTGGTATTTTCTTCATAAAGGCTCCTAATTAGTACATACATACTACCACGTATGTACTACCTATGTCTACCGTATATTAAAACTCTCCTTAACCACCGTCCACCGCTTAGTCAACTGGATAGGTTCGCCATCTCTAGCTTTAATCCGTATGTTCACCTCTATAGATTTATCCTTGGTGATGAGTTCTAAACAGGTTAGGATGTCTTTTAAGATGGTCTGCTTTGAGGTGGGGAGCTGTTTTTCGATTTCTATTAACTGATGAGCTAGAGACTCATAGTAAGAATCGGCTTGTATCTTGACTGAACCATCAGCTTGAGAGGTGTAGGTGGTGACTTTTTGGTGCTTGTTCATAGGTGAAATTTACTCCTTTTCGGTTTTGGCCGAGTACGTTTCTTATGAATTGGTTTAATATAACTTACTAAGAAATAAGATAATGCCCTAATACCGTCAAAGTGATGCCCGAATCTACGGTGGTCGTCCCACTTCGGTTTGATTTCCTCGCCTTGCTTGCTAACCTTCTCAAGCCATAGCAGGTTCTCGATCTCCTGCACTAGCCAGTTCTGCTCGTTGCCGGACATTTCGTTTATCTCTACTAGGTTATCTGATATGTATAGCCTTGGCTTGCCAGTTCCGGGTTGAATTTGTCCGTATTCTTCCAACTTCTCTGCTAGGGTTTCGTCCCAGTTTTTAGTTTCATTCGGTAGCTTCTCAACAGGGTCTAGCCTCATTCCTTCGGAGTATAAAGCTTCTTGAAGTCTAGGGTCATCGTTATCTGTCCAGCCCCTTGTGATAGTCAACCCGCCAATCTTAGAGTCTCGAAGTTCCTTAATTCTCTCAGTAGTCAGTTGCTTGCGCCTGAATCCATTTACAACATGAACATTGTTATCCCCATCAACTCCTACTAAAAGCCACGCTGCCGGGTCGGAATAACCACCGTCCAATACTTCGTACCATGTCCAGCTTCGGTTAAGTTCGTCATAATGTTTAAGATGTATCTCCCTGTCCCACCAAGCACAAACCATACCTACTCGTTTGACAAACTTGCCCTCTCGCCTAACTTTTAGGGCCGCTTCAGATAGACCTCGGCTCATCTGCTTTTTCTGTTTATCGGTCAGCCAGGGGTTATCGTCCCAACCGGCCTCAGATATGTATAGATCGGGGTTGTTGGTATCGAGATAAATAGAGTCGTACACCCATGTTAAACCTTTTATAGCTGTCATCGTTAGGATCACATCTAACTGTTGCCCGGCTTCGACACGAACAAAACACTCTTCCCAGATGTCTTTAGGAGGTTCTTCGTCAAACCAGATCAGTCGTTTACCTGTACCCTGGAACTTCTCCCGGCCTTGGTCGTAGGACTTGAAGTCTATAATCGTGCCAGACTTCATCCGTATCTTCTTGATAATCCGACCTCTAAGGTAACTGATATGTTCTATTTCTTTTTCTGGTAAGTAAGTTAGGAGTTTCTTTTGGGTGGTTTCTTCCTGGACTTCGTATGATGGGCATACACACCAGATTTCTATTGGGTCGCCTATATTTCTATGTGGGTGGTTGTTTGTAGCGTATCTGGCTGTTTCTGAGGCTCCCCACTCGGTTTTCCCTACACGGTTGCCCCAGAATAGCGACCTAATAGCTTTATCGCTTTGAGTGGCTTGTATTTGTTTAGAGTGTTGTTTGGCATACTTAAGAGGGTCGTCTTTTACCCTACGCTCCTTCTCGTCTAAGAGTTCAAGCAATTCTATCTTTTCTTGCCTTGATAGCTCTTTCAAGCTGTTCATCGTCTAAGTCCTCGTGTTTATGGGTTATTTCGCCACTACTCTCGACTTCTGTCTTATCTTTCCAGCCATAGTTATTTTTCAGGTTGAATATTGGCCCCGTAACATTAGGTAAAGTAAACAATGATTTCTCAACAAATGCTTGGCACTTTTCTTTGGCAGCTTTTAACGAGTCAGAATACTCTTCTTTCTCTCTGTAGTCTAATAATGTTTCTCTTGAAGTGTCAAGGGCAATAGCAAGCCCTGTTATGGTGTAGGGTTTCTGTTCAGTCATAACTAAATGCTTAACTTTTACAAGATAGTTATAGCCATGCTCGTCCTTTTTCAGCTTGCCATCTTTGTCTCTAGCTTCTAGCCATTCAACTACTTCTTCTAGGTGCGGATCGCAACTATCAAAATAAGCATCTATCTTTTCTTGTAGTTCTTCCACTGTCTTGAATTTTAATGGTCGTCCACCGGGCATTACTGTACCTTTATATCCATCGCATTATAACGAGTCCCGTAAACTTGGTCTTTTGGCAGTAATTCTATATCGTCTGTGGTATCTTTTCGGGCTAGTGTGGCTAAGTCTTTGAATTGCTCCTGAGTCATTAAGATTTCACTGGGTAGGGGTTGGATGATAACTCTTTGGGTATCTTTTACTAACTCCTCTATCTCTTTGGCGAGTTTTTCCCCTTTTAATCGGATGCCCCGGATGTCGAGAACCTTCATGGTGCTGAGACCTTTGTTATATGGTTAAAGTATAACAAGTTTGATATTAAATACCTAATCTACACTCCAGCTTGCTTGCATAACCAAGTAAACAGTTTAACTGGATAATCTCCAGTCTTGGACTGCTCTACTAAATCCCAAATAGTGCCTTCTGGTAGCTTATAGGCAACCTTGCAATAAAAGTTTTTGGCTACCGGGTTACTAAACAGCTCGACTAGCTTGTTAGCAATGTAATCTACTTTCAAGTGATCTACATTGTTCATTGTTACATTGTTGTTTTTAGTTTTAATTAACATTGTTACATTGTTGTTTGAATTCAGAACTTGCGAGATTGGGGTTGACATTCGATTCTCCATGCCCCATACTGATTTATGAAACTTTGGTAGAAGCCTCCGCTAAATCAGCGGGGGTTTTAATTTTACTTGCATTTATGACACGTGTCGGCTCGAGCCTAGGATACTAAAACTTTGGTAGTGATAATATCTTACTGCAATCATACTCTTGGCATTTGTCCAGTACAAGTACCATATATAGAGTAATTGCCTATAGTTACAACGCTAATATTATAAAAACTCCCCAGCCTCTCTTAGTTTCCTAACAGAAGCCGGGGATAAAAACGGTTTCACCATTCCGGAGGGCGTGTCTTACGCTCAATCGAGCCGTATACGAGATATTCGGCATATTACTCGTACCCTCCGGCTTTTTGATTTTAACATAAAGAGAAACCCCCCAAGCAAGGATCAAGTTGTTCGGGGGGTTTTCGATTGGGGGTTACTGGCAGAACCAGTGGCTACATTATATACCATTCTGAGTTATCCCCAGCCTAAAATAAACATCAAAAAAAGTCTACGCTTACTATTGACTTTAAGTATCCATAGGCTTATTATAGGGGTATCAACTAAGCAAGGATCAACAAAATGAGCGACCTAGACCAAATAGCCATCAACGACATGAAGCACGAGCTTTGTGATACTAACCCATGCAGGGAGTGTAAGCCACCTACCTACAAAATCGAGCATGGTACTTATGGCTTCCACGTAAGAATTCAAGAAAAGCACTGGTCCGGCGCAGAGTCCTACACCTTGCCTCAAGTATTTGATACTGAGCAAGAAGCGCGGACCTATGCAGAGGGCTGGCTAGGCTTATAATGGCAAAGCCTAAAGCCACTCAACTCTATGCGTACACTATTAGCCAACCAGACGAATGGAGCAATCCTCTCGGCAACTGGTTTAACAATCTCATGGAAGACATAGCTCACGAGAGTGTGGACGAGAACAACGTAGCTTGCGACCACCCACGACATCAAGTAGAAGTGGCGGACTATAGCGATGGGTTCAGCTACACTTGCTTACTCTGCGACAAGACTGCTGATGAGCCTTGGGAACTATACGACATGACCCGGGAAGAATGGTGCGAAGAAACCCCAGCCGAAACCTATAGCCGGACGGAAATGGGGCAGCTATGAAAATCTACCCCAAAGCCCCACTAAACAGCACTACTAAAGTACAGGTATATCAAGGCATCGTAACTAGAATTAAGGCAATCAGATGAGCGACCTAGACCAAATAGCCATCAACGACATGAAGCACGAACTGTGCGAGGACTACCCTTGCGACCAGTCCGACTGTCCTAACCAACCAGCTTGCGAACATGACCGCATCCTCAAAGACGAGAACGAGGACGGGACTTGGTACGAGTGCGAGGATTGTGACGCTTCTTCGCCTACCTTGTGGGGATTGTACGGTATGACCCGTGAGGAGTGGAGCGAGGAAAGCCCGGCAGAAACCTTTAATCGAGTAGAAATGGGGAGATTATGAGCAGACCAATTAAATTTAGAGCGTGGGATAAAGACGATAACAAGATGTATTATGCATTTCCCAACTGGTGTATAAGTCTTGATGGCGACATCTACACTAACGCCGACCCACTAAAAAATCTCAATAAGATTGTAGAACTTATGCAATTCACTGGTCTAAAAGACAAAAACGGCAAAGAGATTTATGAGGGGGACGTGGTACGCATAATCACAGATTCTGATAATGGATTCGCTGGACACTATTCAGACTTAAATTCAGAAGTGGTGTGGGACGAAGATTATACGGCTTGGTACTTGCCTCTTGGTTTTCAGCAACTAGGACAAGCCATCGGTGATGAAGAAGTTAGTATTGAAGTTATCGGTAACATCTACGAAAATGGAGAATTACTAAAATGACCAAGCCCCTAGATACTAACAATGAGCTGAGAAGGAAAATCTATCAAGAGGTCACAGAATATGGTTCATGGATTATAGCTAAAGCTAGAGCTGGCAATCTATCAGATGATGCTCCAAATAAACATGTTGAACGCCTTCTGACCCTCCTCTCCACCGCCCAAGCCGAGCTATTGGATAGGCTGGAGCCTAAAGTCAGGAGCATTAGAGACAAGTACGATATAACCCGAACAGAAGCCAATATGATTTATGGGCGACCCGAAGACCCGATAGATTTCGCCAAACAACATGACCAATTTGAGCAAAGCAAAATGGCAATAACATTTGAGCATGAAGTTCGCTCTGCTATCCAAGAGGAACGTAAACAACTTAAAGGAGATAAGTGATGAAAAAGATACCAACACTATTTAAGCGAGACTTTAGCAACCACGGAGCAATCATAGCTGAGTATTCTGATGGTACTGACTGGGTCGTGGCTGGCGGGGGCGTTGCTACCCGTAAGTATGACGGCACTAATGTCCTTGTTCGAGATGGCAAACTATACAAGCGATACGAGCTTAGGGAAGGACGGGAAGCTCCCTATGGCTTCGAGCTAGTAGACCGTGATGAAACTACGGGTAAGAGCATGGGCTATGTTGAGGTCGGTAACGGCTCAGAAGATAAATGGCACAGAGAAGCTGTCGGTGGCAACCCTGACAAAGTTGACCTACCAGACGGCCCGTATGAACTTCTAGGGCCAAAAGTACAAGGCAACCCCGAACACTCCGAGAAACACTACCTACATGATTTCATGCGTGACGCCGAGACTTACGAAGATGTACCTACTGAGTTTGAAGCACTTAAACAGTGGCTCGAAGATAAAGACATTGAAGGCTTAGTCTGGCACCACCCAGACGGACGTATGGTTAAGATTAAGAAAAAAGATTATAGGCTAAAAAGGGGACCAACCAACGTAAACAACTAGAAGGAGATGAATCGTGAGTAAAGTAAAAACAATCGACCTACAAGGCAAGAACTACGCACAAGTAGCAGATCGACTCAAGGAGTTTAGGGAGAATTGTCCCAATGGTCTAATCGAAACCACCCCCACGATCCAAGAAGACGGTCAAATTATGTTCAAAGCTAGAGTCCTCAAGGATAAGGCCAAACCAGAATCAGGCGAAGCTACCGGACACGCCCTCGGTAAAAACGCCGGAGCAAAGGCTTTTGAAAAGCTGGAGAGTATCGCTGTCGGTAGAGCATTAGCTATGCTTGGGTATCTAGCGTCAGGTGAAATTGCATCAAGTGAGGAAATGCAAGAGTTCTACGACTACCAGAACCAGAAAATTGACGAAGCCATCGAACGGATCAACGATGCTAAGACCCTAGACGAGCTAAAAAAGGTATTTATGGGACTTGGGCCACTTATTGCCGAACAGAAGGTTGTGGATGCCAAGAATGTCCGCAAGGAGGCTCTCAGTGAAAGTAATTGATGTTGAACAAGGCAGTGACGAATGGAGAGAATACCGCAAGGGCAAAATTAGTGGCACGATGCTATCCCAACTCTACTCAAAGAGAGGCGGGCGGAAGATTGGCTTTTATGAACTAATAGCCCAAAGATTAGCCATCGAACCTGACGACGAGAATCGCATGGATCGAGGACTGAGACTGGAGGAACACGTAGTCGATATGTTTGAAAAGAGCATGGACAAGAAGGTTGAGCGAGTCGGTATCTGCGTACATGACAAGTACCCGAATATCATCAACTCACCGGACGGCCTAATCAAGAACAAGGGTAAATACACCGAAGCCATAGAAATCAAATGCTTGAGTTCGGCCCGGCACTTGCAAGCGGTGGTTGAGGACAAAGTACCTGACGAGTTCGAGGCTCAGATGCTTCAATACTTCATTGTGAACCCTGACCTTGAAAAACTATACTTTGTATTTTATGACGATAGAATCGCCACCTGTCCATTTAAAGTAATCATAATTACTCGTGAACAACTAGCAGACTTGCCAGAGAAATACTTGCAATTCCAACTAAAGCAGTTAAAAGAAGTTGACGAAATTGTAGAAAGGTTGGCCTTCTAATGAGCAGTCCTAACCGTGACGATCTGAAACAGGAAATTGAAATGATGGAAGCCCAAATCGAGAGTGCTGAAAAATACCCAACTGATACTCCACAATTCCGATCAGCCCTAGCACGGGAACGAGCCGAGCTTGAAAGAAAGAAGCAACTTTACGACCAACTTGAGCCTAAAACCTATCCGCCAAGAACAAACCAGCAAAACAAAGCCTTGCACGTCCTGTTCAGACTGTTAGCAGACGAACTCAATGATGCTGGACTTGATATGCGAGTAGTGCTAAAGCCGGAGATCGCTATCGACTGGAACGATAAAACCGTCAAAGAACATTTATGGCGACCAGTTCAAAAAGCGCAACTAGGCAAGGAATCAACTACTGAATTAACGACTGTAGAAATTGATGAGGTCTTTGAAACAATCAACCGACACATAGGAGAAAAGTTCGGGCTTCATGTCAATTTCCCAAGTATCGAGGACATTATATTAAAGCAACGTGAAAAGAGTGAATAAGATGGGAGGCACAAAACAAGGCGGGATAAAGGCAAGCGAGACTAATAAGAAACGACACGGAAAAGACTTTTACTCTCGTATCGGGGCTGTCGGCGGGAAGGTAGGTACAACAGGTGGATTCGCCGCTAACCGAGAACTGGCAAGGCTAGCTGGAGCTAAAGGGGGAAGTGCCAGTAGTCGTAAAGGCGTTAAAAATGGGGAGTCAAAAAATGCTAGCTGATACTTCACGAAAGGCCTATGACACCCTGCAACGAGTAGGCGAAAAACAACTAGCGGTCTTTAAGTTTATTCAGGAGCATGGTCCCGTCTGCAACTTAGATATAGCTGACGGCTTAGGTTGGGAGATAAACCGAGTGACTGGAAGATCGAGGGAGCTGTTTGAGATGAACGAAATTGAGGTTGCCTACAAAGATAAGTCTCGGACAGGGAGAACAGCTAAATTCTGGCAAGTGACTCCAATTCAAAGGAGACTTATATGAAACCCAAACCAACCAAAGGACTCTACACCCTCACTGACTACCCGCTATTTCTTGAAGATTACGGATTATTAAGCAAGATTAAAGCTAAGTTTAGGAAGAAGGGCTAGTATGAGCTACATCGAAACCCACAATCATGAATGTCCGAAATGCCATAAGGTCTTTTGGGATCGGTGGGAACTATTTAACCATCTATTTTGGAAGCCCTGGCATAAACCAGATTGGGCTAGAAAGGATAAGCCATGAGTATTAAGAATTTATGGAAACGCTCAAACTGCGAGCAGACAGATGTATTCACTGTCACACAAAAACAAACAATAAAAACAAAAAACTACACAATCATAATATGGCCAAAAATATCAAAACTCGAAGTAGGCATAGCCTATACGCCTCTTAAGGCTGAGGAGAAGTAATGAGTAAACCCCTCAATACTGATGAAGCTATAGATGAGATACTCAAACAGCATAGGGAGTGGATACGAGGTATAAGAACCGACCATTTAATCGGAGCTTCGGATAACCAAACCAAAGAAGCCATCCTCCAACTCATTAAGGATAGAGAAGTGGAGGCGATAAAAGAACACCTAGATTGGTGGAAGGGCGATATTGAAAGCAATTTTATGCCCAAATGTTCCTTTTGTGGAACCAAGCGTAAGGTAGTAGGACAGTTGCCTAAAGGGATTGATGCCCAAGAGCATAATAGTCTGCCTAGAAACTGGATGTATTACTGTCAGAAGTGCTATGACGAGGGTACTGAAAGAGAGAACGAGGCAATGTATGGGTAAAGCCCCTCTACCTACTACAGACGATCAAGAGCTAGATGAGATACTAATGTTCGGCTTTGAAAGTCAAGACTTCGTAGATGATTTAATTGGTAGAGAAAGATTAGCCAAAGCCAAACAAGCCATCCTCAACCGCTACATCTCCAAAGAGAAGGTTAGGGAAGCTGAGATTAGGGCTAGGATAGAAGGCATGGAACAGGCAAAATCTAGAGTATTGCGAAGAACTGAAATACCTAAAGATGCAAAAAATCCAACCAGAGATGTAGTAGTGGAAATTGGCGAAGTTTGTGCAGATATAATTCAGCAGGATATAGCCGAACTAAGGCGTGAGCTAGGATTGGAGGAGTGATGAGAAAGCTATCAGAACTAGGGTCGCCAAAATATAGCATAGGCGATATTGTCTATGCAGAAATTGGTATACATGGCAGAAAATATGCAGGGTCGATTATAGGAATTAGCTACCACTGGGGCAGTGGTGAATATGATAATGATGAATGGACTTATCTTGTGACCAGAGAAAGCTACGTTGATAGATTAAGAGAATCTGAAATATCAGGTATTATCCCCGCCAAGTCAAAGGAGCAGAAATGAGAGTCGCTAGCCTTCAAAATTCAAAGCGTTTATATGAGCTAAAGCCTGAGTGGGATGATACCTACTGGTGGTATAACGAGCCAGAAAGTGCTGTTAAAGAAGCTGGTTTTAGTTATCCTTCACCAACCAAAATCTCGGGAGAATCCATAACTAGCAATACTCCAGCCTACGACTCAGACTGTCTGCTGGAGAAGTTGCCTAAAGTCCAATCATCAAATGGGTCTACCTATAAATATTTGCTAACTTTGCAATATAGTTACCCAGTATGGAATGTAGGTTATCCAGTTGGGGAAGATTTTACGGCATACTGTTTCGGAGTTGCCGACACCCCCGCCGACGCTCTATGTCTTTTAGCGATTGAGCTTATAAAGAGAGGGATTTTATGAATCCCAAAGACCGCATCCTCCTAACCCTAGCCGTAATCGTCGGAGTTATCTTCGGCTTGCTGGGTTATGCTCAATGGGTGAGTACCCTATCTGATGAGGACTATTGGAAATGTGTAAAGGGGGGGATTTGCTGATGAGTGCTAATAATGTCTGGATAGTTGAAAAGATTGGTGATACTTGGTACGGATGGGACGAGACTGCCGAGCGGGTAGTGTCCGATAAAAAGCCAAAACGCATCTTATCTATTAAGAGTGCTGTAGCCAAAGGGAAGACGAAAGATGAAGTTCTAAAGGAGCTAGGGAAAGACTACACAATGTACGGAGAGAGAATGGATGGCTTTGACCCTGAATATGGTGTTATTGGAGCAACTCAGCTGCCTAAGGATGGAACACCGATTGAGGTAAGCCATGACTAATTTACTAGACCACTTAGCCATCATTTTCGTCAAGTGGCGGATAAGTAAAGGCTGGGGTGGAAACTGTAAAACGATGGACTATGAAGATAGCCCAGACCAACCACAAAATCTCATGGGTACTAAGAAGTGGCAACGATGCGGTTCATGCCAAGCTAAAGAAGTAATTGAATGGCTAGAGCAATGGAGGAAATTATGACCAAGCCCCTAGATACTAACAATGAGCTGAGAGATAAGATACGCAAAATTACTGGTATGTGCGAAGAGAAGCGGTGCAAAGAAATGTGTCGCTACCGATTAGACGAGATTATGTCTCTCCTCACCACCGCCCAAGCCGAGCTATTGGATAGGCTGGAGAAGAAACGAAGCAGCCGAAGCTACAAACTCTATGACGGCAAAGTCCTGCAAGTTAAATCAATTCCCGACTCTGCTATCCAAGAGGAACGTAGGGGGCTGGGATTATGAGTAGATGCCAACACCCCAACTTCAAGGTAAATGCAGAAATTAATCGCCTAACCGATGTCGATGGTGGAGCAGTCAATGCGTTCGCAGTAGATATAAAAGTTAATTGTGCGAAATGTGAAATGCCCTTTGAGTGGTTAGGACTGAAGCGTGGTATAAGTTCTGCAAAGCCAATGGTTTCGTTTGACCGACTGGAATTAAGAGCACCCATAATGCCAGTGGAGGAGCTATGACTATCGAACAAACCCTGAGAGAGTGGCTAGGAGAAAATATAAAACTTGACCCATCCAAGAATATATCAGTCATTAATGCTATGGCTGGAGCAGAGAATCAACTCAGAAACGAACTACGAGAACGCATCCCCGAACTAGCCAAGAATCTAGAGGCAAGGGAGAAAATAACAGGCGAAACAAGCGATGGTTATCATACCTTCAATGAGCTTTACGAATATCGGATGCTCTACAATGCAGCCATGTTCAATGAGTTATTCCGCACACACCAGAACTACGACATTCACAAGAGTTGGAGACACAGCGATGGGGAGTTAGCTTTTGGTGGAGGTTGGTTTGTGGTGGTGGCACAATTACCCACAGGTCAAATTACCAACCATTACGAGGAAAAAGATTGGTATCTATTTGACATAGAGGAGCGTGATAAAGCGGCTGAATGGGATGGACATACACCCCAAGATGCGGCCAAGCGATTACGAGACTACACTGCAAGCTATGAGTCCAGAGGAAAACGTATAGCCGAACTCAAAGCCCTCTCAGACCCAAAGGAGAAGCCAGACTTTTCATCCAAGAGGAACGTAAACAACTAGAAGGGAGTGAGTGATGATGGTAGTAGAAGAAGGTATGAGTAATGGAACATTAGCAACAGTAATGATTGTAGGGTTCTTGCTGATTGCTGGGGCTGCTTTCTCTGGCTACTCAGAAGGAAAGGCTAGAGAGAAAAAACAAGAAGAACAAGGGTGTGCCTACTATGCCAAGCATACGATTACCGAAGTTCCTGTCGCTTGCTATGACTTTTTTGAGCGGAATAATCATTGGGAAGGAGTGAGTGATGTATCAAAATAGTTGCCATCAATGCCAAGTGGCTAGCTGTCTAGCTCAAATGACTGTACCTTGCACCTATCATAAAAAACGTTGCTTAATAAATTGAAGGGAGTGAATCGTGAAAGTTTTTACAGGTCAATCTCTAGGAGAATGGCATAGAGTGTACGGTATATGGTTTAAGAGTGTTTTTATTGGCATATCTATAGCCCGTAAGGTTGAAGGGAGTGAATCGTGAGCCATTACGAAACAGATGATGTAGAAAAACTAAAAGCTAGAATAGTAAACCTTTGTTTGGGTTGTATGCTCTTTGGTGCTGCTATTGGCTATCTTTTGGGAATAAACCAATGACTACCCTAGAACAAACCCTGAGAGAGTGGCTAGAAGATACGCTAACCCGAGCCCACCATAAACAAGCGGTAGTCGAGCTTGGAGAGTTTATCCCCGAACTAGCCAAGAAGCTGGAGGCGAGGGAGAGGGAAATTAGGATTGATGAGCTAAAATCGGTACTTGCCACGTCTGGTTTTCCACGCCCAAAGCATCTAAACATGATAGCTAATAGAATTTACCGCCTCGAAGCCCTCTCAGACCAGAAGGAAAAGCCATGAAACCTTGCACCAAAAACTATAACGATGGCGGTGCTCATACTGCTACCGTCATAGATGGCGTAGCCTGTTGTGTAGCTTGTGGACAGCCGATAGCTAATCATGGCAAGAAGAAAGGTAAATCATGAGCCAGAAGCTTAGAGACATCCTAGAACAGTCGATGCCGAAAACCTACTGTCCTGCTGGTTGTGATGGCGAAGGAACCTACCCCGAGGCAGACGAGGATGGAGACCTCATGCCAGCTCAATGCCAGTATTGCTATGAGGTTAGAATACCGATGATAGACCAAGCCGAAGCAGCCATCCAGTCGCTTATAGAAGCAGCGTTGCCGAAAGAGCTAGAAGGAATGGGCGATGATGGCGAAGGGGCTAAAAGATATATAGCTGGTCACAATGCCGCAACTTATAAAATTCGCCAGAACCTAATTAAAGCAGGGCTAATAAAACAATGAGCGAACTAATGATGTATAAAGGATACTCACCTAAAGATGGACATTGGTACACTTGGACATCGGATTCACCGGCCTTTATTAACTACATAAAACGAGCCGCCAAGGTAGAAGGAATAACTAAATTTCAAAAAGTAATAGGAGGATAAGTAGATGGCAGAGATAGCAGTTAATATCGTGATGGTAGTGGGGGCAATAGTGGCTGTTATGGGTCTTGGGAGAAAGCATATCAGTTCCACCTGAGTCATGGGTGGTGGTAAAATAGAAAAGATGGTGCTTGTTGGTCGGATTTTCTAGTAAAAGTTAGCTCGACGAACAAGGCAAATGGAGAAAACCAGCCATAAAAGGTTCCAATCGTCGCTTAAAAGTCCCTGGACTTAGACGAGAGGTCATGGGGGAATACTGCGGAAGCGGGCTTCCCTACTGGCGGTTGAGTAAATCGCCAAGGTCGGGACAAATCAACAAAACCCGCCCACTTAAGAGCCCCGGCAGTGTTGGATTACACAAGTCGGGTTCTTTTTTGTTTCTGTTATACTAATCTAGTAGCCCCTGCCTTGGTTTTTCCTCGGCAGGTTTTTTAATGTCTAAAAATTTTATGTAAGGTGTACTCTAAAACCACTGGGGAAGTGGTTAATAAATTATTATTGGATTGAGTGAGCCTCGTACTCACCGTTTGAGTCTTTGAATTCTATGTACTTTTTAGGAGAAAGACCACTGCGTTGCATCTTCGCTCGTTCGTATACCGCTCCTTGGTTGCGGTCAGTCATTAAGAAAAGCTCTTTACGAACTAGTGACTTAATGGCTTCTAGCTGACTTTTATCGGCTATTGACGCTTCGAGTACCGTTAAGATACTGCCTAGAGTGTAACTTGCGTTACTTCTCAATTCACCCGCTAGATACGAGGCTGTATCATCGTAGGTATCGCTAGTTTGTCCTAGCGTGGTGTCGTCTTGACTTACTGGTTTATTTGACATAACTAAACTCCTTCTAAACTAAACTTCCCCAGTGGTTTTAAAGTACTAATCTACTATATCACTTAACTCATCCTCAATCTCACCTAGCTCTAATTGTTCTTCATGCCACTTAGCATATTGACCTATCCCAGCTAGAATAAGCCTCACATAGAGCCTTCTGATGGGGTGGATGCCCTCAACCAGTTCATCGTCAGGGTCGAGAGCTTCCATGTCATTAGCTGTTCTTGAGGTTTAACCCACCACCTGTTGCGAACACATACAGAGCCGCCAAGACACCTAGAGCGGCGGCGTAAGTCCGCAAGAACCCGCCAACGGTGACTGCCAGTCCGACATTCAATGTCAGGAACAGGCTTCCGACTAGGATACAAATTAAAGTTACTACGACTCCGATAACTACACTTCTGATTACTCGATTCAACATTCTATCTCTCCTTTTACTTCTTTAGTCTACTCTTACTTGGCGATATTGAAAGCGGCCAAAGCACTAACAGCACTCGTCAGTCCAGCCCACAGTCCCATCTCCAACTCACCTATAAACCCTTTAGCTAGTAGGTAGGTTATTATTGGGCCGCCGATAACTACTAGGATGTACAGGGAGATACGGACTTTTGGTGGAAAATTGATATTCATAATTACTCCTTAATGTAGGCTTCTATTTTTCTATAATTGCCAGTGCTGGACTTATTCTTTAGAGCGTCGGAGTTTTTGTCAGTATTTTCGAAGATTGTCTGTAGCCCGTTGACATAATTATTTTTTAACAATCCTCTCCAGCTATCAAAAACAGCATTAGGGGCTGGCTTCCCAAAATAAGCATAATGCAAATAGCTTATTGTTGCGTCTATTTGTGCGTCTGTCGGTTTCATAATATTCTCCTCGTTATTCTTATATACCTTTAGCGGGTCAACCGCAATACCGTTCTCGTATTCCTCGGTGTGTAGATGATAACCATAAACACCTCCTCCACTCGGCGTACCAGAGTTCCCAGACAAGGCAGCCGTCTGACTAGAATTGACAATATCCCCAACCTTAAAGCCGATTGAATCTAAGTGTAACCATCTGGTTTCTTTGTTTCCAGCCACCATGTTAAGAGATTTTCCTCCAGTTTTAGTAAAATAGACCTTTGTAATTCGGCTTGTTCGGACTGGCTTTAGGGGAGTCCGCTTAGGGGTTTTTATATCAAGTCCGATATGTTTTCGCTTACCGCCATCTCTCGGGTCTCCGAAATAACCTCCTGCTGGGATGCCATATTGGTCGATTAACCTTCTCATTGTCATAGGGCATTAGTCCTTATGGCTCTATTATACATTACTTACCAAAAACATTATTGGCGAGCAGCACAATAATACCTAGTATTGTACCAACTACCCCAATTGTGGTAACTATCTTGGTCATTGTAATATCGCCACCTGTAGTTCGCCCCTCGTTGGTATCACGACTGGACTTAAGCTCGTCTATTTTTTCGTTCAGGGAAGAAAACCGTTGTTCAGCTTCAGCCCTGGGCATCACCAAGGCTAGGGCATCTTGAAGTTTGGCGATCGTGACGTAAACGGCATCGCTACGCTTTTCTACGCCAAGCTCCGACTTCAAAACCGCTTCTTTTGCGGCATTGAAAGCTGTCTCAACTTCTTTCTGTTGAGCGCCGAAGCGCCTGTCGGTTTCAGCTTTAAACGAATTAAGTTCCGCTAGTATGAACTCTTTCAGCGAATCTACGGTGAAATCACTCATAGTTTGCTTACGTCCTGCTTGTCTACATGCTGGTGTTCGATATGTTGCTCTTTGATTTTTACGGCCTGGATAATTGCCTTGGATTGAGTGTTGGCTATCTGTTGCATCACTTGAGGGATTTTCTGGGTAGCCTTTAGTAGTTCAGTATGTTTCTCAATGTCTCTACCATTACGCTCTCTGAGGTAACTGTCGGCTTTCTCGGTAGCAACGGTGTTTTTCTTTGTGACTTCCACTAATTTATCGAGAGCTGGTTTGACTTCTTTTAAGACATATTTAACCACCCAGATTAAACCAGCTACGGTACTTCCAGCTAATGTTAAAGCTGCCCCAGCCACAATATCCATTATCCCACCTTACACTTATCTTTTAATTCATGGAGAATAGTCCATGAATCATCTCCGACATACCGCCATTCTACCCTTGATGGTTTAACTGGGAAATCCCGACAACGAAACTCCACCTCTTTTCCAGCTTTACCCTGTTCTCCTGGTTCTCCTTTAGACCCTGGTTCGCCGTCCTTACCGTCAACATAGTCTATGCCTTTAATTGGCGTATAGCCTGGAAGCCCTGTAGGGCCTATAGGCCCAGGCTTACCGTCCCGTCCGTCAAAGTAATCTACTCCCTTGACTGGGGTGTAGGCTGATGGGCCGATCGGCCCTTGGGTTCCTACTATCGTTTCTCTAACAATAATATTTTTCTGCTGGGAGTCTTCAATCAGTAAAGCCGTCAATATGACGAGCGACAACACATTCAATATTAGAATCAGTGTTATCGCCCAAGGGAGTTTCATGCAAAAGCTCTAAATCTAATTGTGTAGTTGACATCAACGGTATCGAAGTTTACGGTAAACTCCCCAGCATCAACGGCAGTAACTGAACCAGAGATAACCTTAGTCAAAGTCCCCGAAACATTTTTATAGTGAGTGATGGCGTAAGAAGTCGTCTCTCTAGTTCCTCTGACTGTTCCATCATCGAAAATAGAGCAAGCTTGCTTGCGGTCTAGGTTGATGTCCTGAGAACCAGATGAATAGATAACGTGGGTTTCGTTAGTGCTAGTTCTCGGCCCAATAGAAAACTCGAAGTAACTAGGGGTAAAAGCTCCCTCCATTGATATAACACTTGACCCAGTGCTTCCTCTTGTAAATGACCCTTGTTCAAAATCTGCCATGATAATTCTCCTTAATTTATTTAATTTTACTCATCGTCTTTCCTGCTTAGGGGTGGGTGAGGTGGTCCTTAGGCTGCCTCGTAAGTCCCTTGGACTTCAATAATATCGTTAATGGCCCAAGTAAAGGGTACTGTACTTGTCAACTGATTCTCAATTAAGTAGGTTCCCGCCGCCTGAGCAACATAGAGTCTTGAAGTTGTCGTACTCTCCCATCCCGCAAGACCGATATATTTACTGCCAGTTGCATCCACATAATTTGCTTGACCAATCGGAGAAAAAGCACCTGGAGTAGCAACTGAAGTAACTGGCAAGGTAAATGTAATGGTGGCAGCCACACCCGCACCACCCAAAGTATATGTCCATCTATAGTGAACGGTTTTACCGATTTGGGTATATTTAGAGACGTTTAGTGTACCCCCAGAAAGATTGTCGAATGTTGGAGTCCAAGCAAAGAATTGCGGAAACCCTATCGGCGTAGCAGCATTAGAGAAGTAAGGAGCAGTGATAGCAGCATTAGCTAGGGTGTAGTCGGCGTTAGCGTCTATTGTTACTGTAGTACCTGAAACAGAGGCTACATAGAAGTATTTAGAAGTAGTTTGGGTGAACCAGAGTTTAGTTCCAGCCGACATTAAATCAGCGTCTGCTTGGGGGACGGTGAAAGTTGTGGCTGAAACGTATGTCCAGGTTCCAGCCCCTATTTGCCACTCGTAGAGGTTGCTAGTATAGAGTTTGCCAGTTCCTTTGCCAGCTCTGATGTGAAAATCGGGGTTGGTGTCACCAGAACTGCTAACATCAAGGATAGCTTTGGTTCCTGTAGCCGCA